GTCATGTACTCACCTGGTTGAGTTGCACCAGTGTTGTTGCTGTTCTTACTGATTCCTTGCATCCATGCTTCAAAAGCATTTCTAATCAAGAAGTTTTCATCGTTGATGATGGTAACGGTCCAAACATCAAAGGTTCTGTCTCCAGCAACTTTTAATGTACGACCTCTGAATGGAACTTCAATAGGTGCAATATTTGATGCTGGAAGTTGTGCAGCTTTGCACATGAACTTGAATAAATCTGCTTCCTGGTTATCACCAGTTCTCCAAACATTTCCACCTGCAGCAACAGGGAATGATGGAATTTCAACTTCAAATAGGTTTGGTCTTGCGCCACCTCCAGCAAGTTTTGATTTAAAAGCGGTGATTGTTCTGAGAGTGGACATTTTGAGTTCCTCCTTCTGTAATTAATTTAGGTTAGATTAAACTGATCCAGCCACTTCTTCAAAACTTACACCCGTTCTAGTGGCAACGAATGTTAGAGTGATATAGTTAATTGACTTGGTTGGTTTCAGGAAGATGTCAGCTCTGAATTCATTATTATCAATCACATCTGGAGTATTGTTTGACTCATCGCAAATAACGATGAAATCGTAAATACCTCTCTTTGCTTGAACATCACGTAGGTATGGTTCAACAATATTAACGAAGTTTGATCTTGTTGTTTGATCATTCAGTTCAAATAGTTGTGCTTGAGCAGATCTTTCAAGTGCTTGCTCAACAGTCAAGAACAATCTACGAACGTTGATTCTATCAAATGCTGATGGATAAGAAAGTGCAGTCTTATCACCGAATAGAAGAACACCAATGCCAGGTTGATTGACAATTGAGTTCACTCTTGCAGTGTATAGAACGTCTCTCTGTGCTCTGGATGGGTTGTATGCAAGTTTAATTGCATTATTCAGTACCCCTCTTTGCTGTCCTGCAGGTGAGAACCAAGGGAATCCAGTAATATTTGTTCTAGTCATAAGACCAGCAATATCACCGTTGCAAGGAATATATCTGAATGTATTATTGAAGCGATCATAAGTGTACTTATAACCACTATCAAAGATTGCATAAGAAGAAGACGTAATTGGTGAGAAGAATCTAATTACGTTATCAGTTTGTGTATCAGTATTAGTAATATCTACAATACCTGCTCTATGTGGAGAAATTACCGCAACACAGTCCTTTCTGCTTTCTGCAACAGCAATCAATTTGTTTGCTTTTGCTTGAGATTCTGACTCTTGAAGGAGACCAGGACCATTTAAGAGATAATCAACTTGGATTTCGTCCTTATTTGCAAACAAATCATATGCTGTAGAAATTGAACCTAGATCTGCTTGCATTCCGCCAGCAGCAGAGTAATCAACACCTGCGCTTAAGGTATAAGTTACATTACCTAATGCACTAAATGCAACTCCTTGTGCATTTTGTCCCCATAGACCTTGACCAGTTGTATATTTTGTATATGAAGTAGAGAAACCAGTCGCAACAGGTGATGTTCTATTATATGCATCCCCTGCTTGAGAAGGATTATAACCAGCATACAGATATTGTGAGAAATCTGCAAGATAATTCTTGTACCAGATTCTTTGTGGAGAATTTATTTGAGAAATTGAGTCAAGTGCCTTTGAAACACTTACGTGCTTTTCAAGAAGATTACCCTGAATTCCAGTTACTGATCCATTGTCATCCACGATAGCAATGTGCATTGCATCGTTTTTACCATTTCTAGCAATAGAGTATGCATTGGTTATTGGTTTTGGTGCAATTGACTTCCAGTAAATGACTGAATTTGTAAGACCAAGAGTTTGTTGATCGTACCAGTCAAGAACTTGACCTGCTGCAGCTCCACCACTTGCGGAAAGACCAGTATTAATTCCTGAGTTGTTAACAAAGTATAGAGTGTCAGTTTGCTCAAATGAAGCAACTGAGTTACCTTCGGAGTAAGTTATTGCAGTTTCTGTTCCAGCAGAAGAAACTCTAGAAACGATCTTAACATCAATAGTGCTGCTTCCGTTGGTAGTATCTGTTGAAACACCGGTGATGATACCTTTCAGATAACCAGTGAAAGAAGTTGTGGTTCCTACTCCTGCAATTGCAGTGCTTGTAATTGCAGATGTAATACCATAACCTACCTGAGCACCAAGATTGCTTAAGTTAGTTGTATTAATACCGATTCTTTGATCTGCGAAGTCATCAATAAAGCAAACCTTAAGGTTGTTTGCCCATGAACCTGGATTCTTTGCAGCATATACAAACTGAACACCTTCACCAGACCAGGTGTTGTTATAGTTGTCGTAGTTCTTAATTTTTGCATTCGTTGTTGCTGCATATCCAACAGCAGCATTTGCATTGTTTAGAGTTGTACCATCAACTCTAGCAACTTTAAGAACACCACCATATGAAAGGAATGATGATGCTGTCATCCAATACTCATACTGAGCATCGGTTGAAATTGGTTTTCCAAAAGTGTTAATTAATTCTTGCTCTGTTGTGATGTCAATTGCTTGCTCCACAGGACCAATTGCAAAAGGTCCCGCAATTGCACCAATGTTATCTAATACGTTATCAGCTCTCCCAACAGTTAAATCAACTTCCCTAGTAAGTACTCCAGGAGATAATTGAGGAGTCGCCATGTTTTTCTCCGTAAATCTCAGTTTATCTAAAAAATATTTATTAAAAAATTACTTTTCAAAAGGAAAACATGACGTGAACATCTTTACCAGTCAGGATATTCCCATCTATCAAAAACTCTTGAAATCATTCTATTAGTGACAACTCTTTTTATTGAACATTCTTTGCACTCATACGCATATGATGATGCAACGGGACCTCTTTCTTTATGAGTTCTGTAAAAACTATCAATTAAATTTTTAACTTCTCCACAAGATCTACATTTTCTATCTGTAAGCAATAAATGACTTAATTTTATTTGCTTATCTAGATCCATTACATATACTCCCACATATATGACCTATCACCATATTCATCGGTAAACCATCTATCACCTTCAGCATCAACAAAACTATTTCCATCCAATCCATCAGATATAAATCCAAAAGGTGCCATATCTTGTTCTATCTGATTCTTTTGTTCTTCATATAATCTTTTTCTTACATCTTGGTCAGTAAGTTCTTTGAAATAGTCCTGTGCAACTAACCATGCATAAATTACTAGACACATTGCAAGGTCATCATTACAACCTTCTTCTGCTTCAAAAGAATTGTGTTTTTGAATAAAAGTTGTTAACTCTGAAATGATCTCATAGTCATTTAAATATAACTTATCTTCCTCAATCATTGTCTTGAGATTGAGACATCCAACTTTTTTAACAGTTTTGGACATCTTAACTCCAAGTTGAGTTTTCTTTCCAGAAAATCCTTGTCCAACAATTTGACCTGCTCTACCTCTCATTGAACACATGAGGAGGTTCTTATATTCTAGGTCATACTGAAGAATACTTGCTACTTGGTCTCCAACATCATTTACTTCGCATAAAATGTATGCGTCATTATAACTTCTACCTACTTCATCAATGATACTTGGAAAAAGCATAGGTTTGATTTCATTATTTCTATACTTTGCAACAACTCTATGAGGAAACTGAGTTATGTCTACAACAGTGAAAGCAGAGTAATCGTTTCCAACACCTCTAGCAACGTCTACAGTGATCAAGTAATCGTGATTCTCTACTGGATCCACATAAACATCTAAACCTGCGCTGCGGGTCTTAGGATGGTCATAGACGAGGTTTCTGAGTTTAGATGGTGCAATTAGAGTATCAACAGATCCTAAGAATTCGCATTCAAACTCAACCTTGAATTGTTGTTCTGAAGTGTTTGCAATCGTTTGCTTCTTCCATTCCTCATCTCTTCCAGGAACTTCAGACCAATGAACATCTGTATAAACGTATTCATTTTTACCCTTTTCTGCGTCATGCCACATGCGGTAGAAATGATTCATACCATGTGGTGTGGATACAATAATTACTTTTGTGTTTTTACCTGAAGTAATTGTTGGATATACTGATGCAAAGAACGAATCTGCGATATGATTTGGAACGAACGCAAATTCGTCCAAAAATAAGATATTGAATGACATACCACGAACCGCAGAAGCAGAAGTAGAAGCAGCCAGGATCTTACTTCCATTCTCAAGTTCAAGAGAGCCTTTGTTCCAGGAGATGATTCCCTGTTGCATCCACTTTGGTAGATTTTCATATGCTGTTTGCAATCTGTCTAATAGTTCTCTAGCAGTTGCTGCTTTGTTTGCAAGAATACCAATGTTTACATTGTCATTAAACACTGCAAAGTGTAGTAGAAAAGATACTACAGTCGTAGATTTACCTGTCTGGCGAGGCATCTTACAGATATTAAATCTATGATTGTGGAAATTGTTAATTAACTTTTCCTGGAAGTGATAAGGTTTAAAAGTTTGAAGACCATGATCAAGAGTAACAATCTTTACATAGTTGTTTGCAAAATAAACAGGATCATCTTTACACTTAATAAATTCCTCAATTTGCTCTTGAGTAAATTCAATTGGAGTATTTGCTTTTTTCAGTAAAGGATTACCAAGATATACATCACTCATAAAAATTACCTCTGCTCAATCCAGTTCAGAACTGCAAGTGCTGCTTTGTTACTATTAGGACTTGCACAAGCAAGAGTATAAGTATCACTGATTGTTCCAATACCACTTCTACCTAACTGAAGTGCTGCTCTAACATCAAGATCAACTAGAGTCCCACCACTACCACCAATCACAAAACCACTCAAAAGATCGCTTCCACCAGATACTGCTGTTTGAGTTATATTGTATTGCATAAAGGAGTTTGGATCTGGATGGTCCACCCAAGTTCCTCCAGTCAATGTTGCATTTTGTAGAAGTTTCCAATACACATTCGTATTATCATTGGTTGCTGCCTGTAATGATCTCAAAAGCATTACACCAGTTAGGTTATTCGACTTTAGACGAAGACTTATAATTGGGTAGAATGTATTTGACACTGACATCGTTGTCCCTGTGATGGGATTGGATATACTCAAAAGAGTTCCAAGTTTTTCTGGTTCTCCTTCCTGAATAAGAGAATTAGAACCCTGGTATAGGTAATGATTTCCTGCAACACCAGTTACATTTTCAATCTCAAGTCTAATTGGTAAGAATGGAGTAGAACACCACACTCCTGGATTGGTATTTGAGTTCTCAAAAGTATGAGATGCAACAGTCTCATTCTTCATCAACCAAGCAAATTGCACAATGCCAGCACCATACCATTCATAGTTAATGGAAATCATTTGTTGTTTTGTTGGATCTGCAGTTACTCCAGTCCAACCATTTCCATCAAACTTCTCACCATTCCAATCGTCTCTGTATACTCTGGTTTCTGTAACAATTCCAGTTACACTACTACGTAGTACATAAGAATATGTTCCACCATCATCCTCAAAATAAACACCGTTGTTTTCATCAAACAATCCAAATCTTCTGCGAATACCTACCTGTGGTGTAGTAAGACGAATTGCGAATGCGAGTGTTGCACCTCTACCAGGAATGTATCTCATCACATTCTTGGTTTGACGAACAATTTTGCTACCAGCAGTAGATCCAACTTGCATAATCACATTACTTGATGCTGCATTGTGAATTGCGGTTCCAACTCCAACTATTCTTTCATCCCATACATCAGTCTCTTTACCATACTGGAAAGTATTAAAGAATACTGTTTGGAAAGGAGCAACTTTGAGACGATTGTTGTTGGTGAATTGAGGTCTCCAGTCCGTCTGGTTTCCCCAGTGATCTGCAATATTAAAGACCTCAAAGAGACTTCTCTCTTGATTTAGAAAATCCTGCTCATTTTTATTCCACTGTGCCATTAATCAATCACTCCACGATAATCTTTCTGGTTGATATCTTTTTACGTTTTTAACTCTGGATACTTGATTTGTTGAAGGATAAATGTTGTGAACTATCGCACCTGGATACTCACTTTGGAGTTCTTCTGCAAGTTCAGTTTTTGACATCATACTACCTTCAACTTCCATACGATAAATTTTTCCTTCCCAAACCACATCAGCAAAAAAAGATTCTCCAACAGGTTCTGGTTGAGAATTTGAACCATTCATATAAAGATTTCCATTGAAATCTCCTGCAATATTTACACTTTCTGACAGGAATTCTTTAAATGATTTCATTTTAGTTACAGTTCCAACGACGAAGAGCTTTGTTGATTCTTGAATCTGGATCTCTAGCAGTTTCTGAAGAAGTTAGTCTCTTTTTCATACCACTCATTCTAGAACAGAAGGACTTACGGCGTGCAGCTCTCTTTCCCTCTGGATTCTTTTCAGTGACTGCAGTTTGAAGTTTTGACCCTGGATTTTCTCTGCGATAAGCATTAACTGCTTTCTGACTTAATCCATCAGTCTTGTCTTGGCGATTAACTTTTTGCCAATCTTCTACCTGAAGAAACTGTTCACCTGGTTTAATGTCTGAAATATAAAATGATTGAACTTTAGATCCCGGATAAACCTTTGAAATTTGATCCTGAACTTCTTGACGACTTGGTTTGGTTGTTTGTGGAAAGAATAATTTCATCATATAGTACTTTCCTCTCCATGTCAGAGTGACAAGAATAATATTTCCAGTTTTTGCTGGTATTCTCACTGACTCGCCCATTGGTTTTACATAATTTTTATCTAGACCAGGTTTTGCTGAACTGCCACCCATCGGTCTTCTTGGTGAGCATTCGCATGGAGACTTTCCACAAACCTCACATACTTTTCCATTTTCCTCAGAAACAATTGGATCTGGTTTGATTAAATCAATGACTTCAACGAAAGAATTTCCGTTTAAATCTTCAATTGTTTCCTCTGATACTGACTTCCAACCACCACCTTCAGATTTATATCCTTTTGCTGCCCAACCATTTGCATATGCAGAAGGATAGACATCAAATTTTGCTTTTGCCTTTGCCTTCCATTTTGCCCAAAGTTTTGGATTCGTAGGAACATTTTTTTCCATTATATATTCATCAGATAAAGGTAAAGATGGACCTTTTAATTTACTTTTTGCTGCTTCCTTTTCTCCAGAATTAGTTGTTGATTTTGCAAGATTTCTAATCTTTGCTTGTTTTTGAGCACTTCTATGATCAGAACCAATTTCAAAACTTACTGATTCTACAGGAACACAATTAGGAACCATTCTGGTTCCTTTCTTTTTCAGACCCTCTTGCTTATATCCTTTCCAACAAGGATCTTTTGCTTCGTCCATTGATCCTTGAACATTATGTTCTCCACTATCAATATAATCTGCTGCCGCATCAATATAATCTGCTGCTTTAGTAATCTTTGATTGTACCCATGCTTCAATATTTCCCTCACCTTTCATTTTTGACTTAAGGCGTTTAACTGCTTTCTCAATAGTTGCAAGTTCAGATCTTGCCATTGAGTGCTCATGATCTGGTTCTGGTTTTTTGGATTCTTTGATTCCACCAATTGTTACTGCATCCCACATAGCAGGTCCGTAAGAACAATCCATTCTCTTTTCTCTCTTTCTGCACATTGGACAATATCTTTCTTCACTGGATTGCTCTTCTATTTTATTGGATACCATTTTTGGTTTTCCTCCTTTTCCTGGACGATCTGCTACTGGATCTTTTTCTCTTTTTCTTCTTACTGCTGCAGCAATTTCATCCTTAGACATTTCTGCTGCTTTTTCTTTTGATAAGCATTTTGGTTTTGCTTCTCCTGGTTCACGAGCACATTTGCCAATTCTCTCCCCTTCGGAATTATATCTATCCCATCCTCCACCATCAACACCACCTTCTCCACCAGTTCCAAACCATTTGCGAAGATCCTCATATGCCATACCAGTTCTAGTATGCTTAAGTTCTCCTTTTTGCTTAGCAAGAAGTTTTCTAGATCCAGTACCAACATTAATATCTACTGGATTTTCGTCAGGTGTCCTTTTCTTGGGATTATCATAAACATCCACATCACCATCAGCATCACGATCAACGTATTGAACCGCTGCATGATGAACTAATTGTTTAAGATCTAAATTGGGATCTAACTGATGTTGTTTCCCTTTTAGATGTGGTGTTTTGTGTGAGAACTTTGGATTCTTCATTCAACTGGTTTGGATTTAGTTTCTTCACCTTTTGCTCTTTTCTTTCTTGCCGCACAATGAGCGCGTTGAGAAAATCCTTTTGGATTTGAGCAATCAATACTCTTTTTATATTTATTACTCCACTCTTCTTGAAATTGTTTAAACGTTTTCATCAGTTGACTGCTTTTTAAGAAGTTTTGCTAGTTCTGCAGTAGATCCTACAAATAGTGCATTAGTAACATTAGTTGGACCTTTTATACTCTTGTCTTCGTCAAGATCTTTCAGTTTTTTCTGAAGATCCATAAGTTTATCAGTTGCATCTGCTACATTTTTAATTAATTGTCCAGCAACTTCATATGCTCTAGGCATTTCACTTTCTTGTGCCAACTCAAGAATACCATTGATTGCTTCTTGACCTTTTTCAATCAGAGAATAAAGATTTCCTCTTGTGTATTCATAATCTTTTTTTACATCTTCAATGGAGGATGAAACTTTTTCAATTTTATCTACACTTTCTACTTTTGTTTCTACTATTTCGCCAGAAACATTAAAAGTTTCATTTAGGTCATCAAATTTTTTTGTCATCTTCATGAGAACCCGCCATCAAATCCAAAATCATCACCAACTTCAATCAGTTGGTTATCTTCAGTTGTAATCTTCTTAACATCTGCACCAGACACATGGTTAGATGCAATAGTTTGGTCAGATCCTCTAATTACAGTAAGAACATTTCCTGATTTAGAATCAACATACATTTCCTCATTATCAATAACAATGTAAGTATTTTCTAGAATTGAGGATGCATCAGCGACTGTTATTTCAGTTTCAGATAGTCCAATGTCATTAACCAAACTTGTGGTTACAGTTCCAGTATAGTTTTTAATTGCTCTTGGTTCTACTGAGTAAGTAAGATCTCTTGATCCTGCCTTTGAATCTGCACCTGATGAAGAAGCAGCGATAAATCCAACAGAAACTTTTTTGATGATATCCGAAGAGGCAGATAGAACAGGACCAAATAGATATGTCTTTGCTGTAAATCTTAATGTGTAAATAAGTGCTCTTCTAGTACTAAAATCACCCTCATAGTCATCACTCATAGTGATACTATCAAGAACCACAGGTATATCTCTTTTTTCACCAATTTCTTCAAGCAAATTAACCGTCATATTATATGACGGTTGAAAATATGGTAAAATTTGTTCAACAATTTGAAGCATATCGTCATTCAACTTAGTCATAATACTAAGTTCAAATTGCATATTATAAGGAACTGGCATGTATGCCTTTTTTTCCTGACTTTTATTTGATGTAGTTGATGTTATAAATGTTTGAGTTTGTGTTACTTTTCTTCCAGAATCATAATTCAAACCAATAAATTCAAATGACATCCTTGGAAGATTCATTTGAACAGGTTTGTTGAGATCTGGAGATTGCTCTAATCTTGCTAAGAACTTTTGAGTAGGACCATAAGCAAGCGGAACTTTGATGACACTGACAACTTCATCAGAGTTATTTGTGTGCTTAATTGAAATATTATTGAAGAGAGAACCAAAAGAAACAATGGTTCTTCTCAATATTTCGTGGTAAAAATACTCAAACATGTTAAAATTTTTGTAAAGTACTTAACAAAATCGTTAGATCTATTTATATTATGGCATTCCAAACGGATTTGTTTCGTTAAAATCAATAATTTGATCCGCTTCTAATTCAATCTCCTCATTTTGTGCATAAGGATCATTGATATCATCAGTGTTTATAATTCTAAGTTGTCTACTAGCACTACTTGCAGCACCTACAATTGTTTCACCTGCAACAAATGAACCAGAGATTATAGATACTTCCAATACATTTGTGACAGAACTCCAAGATTTAACTCTTGCAGTAGTGCTACTTATAGATCCAGTAACAACTTCATTAAAGATATAAGTTCCTACACTTCCAACATTTGGTGAACCAATAGTAATTGTAGGTGCAACAGTATATCCAACTCCAGCGTCTACAACTCTAATTGAAGTAACAATTCCCGCTGCATTGATTAGAGATACTGCTCTTGCTGTTGTTCCAATTCCTGGAGAACTAATTGTAACAAGTGGTGGTGAAGTATATCCAGATCCTCCACTTGTTACAGTAATAATACCAATCATACCGTTAGCAATTTCAGTTGTCGCAGCAGCACCAACACCTCCACCACCAATGAAACTAACTCCAGGAGCAACCGTATAACCATAACCTGGATTAGTTAGTTCAACACCTTGAATTTTATCTGACGTAACTCCATTACAATCAATCAAACCAGATATCATTGTTGCGATACCAGTCGCAGTCAAACCACCACTTGGAGCAGATGATATTGCGACTCTTGGTAAAGAAGTATATCCACCTCCTCTATTTGTTAGAGTGATTCTTCTAACGCCACCATTAACAATTCCAGTTAATGCTGTAGCAGTAGATGAAGTTCCAACCATTGTAAGAGTTTGGATATATCCTTGTTCTACAATATTATCATCAATTTCATCTACATTAGTATCAATAACTTCGTCTTCATATCTAAAGAGTTCACAAGTCAGTTGATAAACGTAATTTTTTTGAAGTTGATAAAATGGTTTTTCGTGCTCAACATATTTGATTTCAAATAATCTATCACCTAAAGGAAAATAGACTAAATCACCTTCCTTTGGTCTTGTTGAAAGTTTGATATCGGCAATATTTTTTATTAATGGTGTTATATATTCTTCAAATCTTTCTTTTGATATTGTCAAAATAAGGTCATCCATTTCTTGGATACCAAATTTTGACATTAAAGTTCCTAATCCATTATATCCTTCATATGTGTCCACATATGCCTCAATAGGATATGCGTTTTCAAATTTAGATTCAATTACCTCTTTTATAATTGACTTTTCTGTTACATATTGTCTAGGGAGATAATATATTTCAACACCATACATTCTCAACTGTTCGTTGATGAGATCTTGAATTAAACTTTGCTCTTCTCTTGAACCTTGTTGAAAAAACGGATTAAGCATGACATCATCCTATCATGTCTAGTGGTGGAAGTTCATAAGTATTGGACATTTTTTCCATGATCGCATCAATTTCTCTTTGTGCATCATCATAGATTTGTCTGCCATTAAGTTCTACACCTCCAGGAAGTTTAACTCCTTGGAACTTAATTAAGTTTTGTCCCCATTGTCTCTTAATGAGTGATGTCAAATATGGTTTTAAGAAAGAGTCATTCCAAACTCTTGTAAAGTCATTTGGATCTAAAGTTCTATAACAGTCAATTACCAAGTAGTCATTAACATTGACACTTCCCCAATCAATATCTAGATATAATCTATCCATTCTCTGATTGAAGCGAATTTGCTTTTGAGTGGTCAAAAGAAAATCCATATCTTCAAGATATGTTTTAACCATCGCATAGGTTAAAAGTTCAGTAGATCCCCAATAGTAAATATCATTCAAAAATAATTGATATTTAACACTGAACATATTATTTGTAACAGTGTTTGTTCCATCAAAGTGGAAAACTTTGGTAACACCAATTATTGATGGTGGAACCTGTAAGTAATTACTATTTTCTTTATAGTTAAAAGTTACATTTGATCCTGCAATATTTGCTGTTGCAGTGCTGGTAACTATTCCTGCAACAGGATCCTGTCCATTAGGTGCTCTTCCTCTATCAATGTCATCTTGAGTTATTTGATACTTCAAGAACATTTGAGAAACACCATCAAAGTGTCTTTCTTGGAAAAACTGAATAGCATCATCTACAAGATCTTCTATTTGCTCATCAGCAACGTTGATCTCCAAAACTGGCGCCCCCAGTTTTCTTTTACAATAATCTATTAACTCTTGCCTAGAAGAAGGTTGCGCCATTTATTTACTACCTCTAAAAATTATTTATGATTTGTTGAAGAAAGGAGTTCTGATAAAACCTCTTGTTGTTTCATGTAAAGTTTCATATATGATTTGGCAATATTTCTCAAGTCATCTACATCATCTATAGAATCTATTTCTATAGATGCTTTTGCATATTCAAAGTTTTTAGATAAATTTTCCAACTGAATTTTATCAGGATCCATGAGATAAACTCCTAAGTAATGTTTTGATCTCATTTAAGTCACCCTTGATAGAGTTGAGATCTCTTTCCATACAATCAATTCTATTTTTTTCTTTTTCTTGAACTTTTTTACGTGCAAGATAATTTGCATATTCAGATTGATTTGTGTTCACAATAGCATTGGTGCTTACATCTCTAAAAAGATAATTATCACCTTCAACTGGTATTAAACTCATTTTTTTTTTAACCTCAAGCAAGTGCAATAACTCTAAGATCTTGTATTACAGGAACAATCGCCTGATTCGTAGATGTCATTATAAGTTTTACTCTAAAGACCTTAAATGATGGTAAATTATCAATTGTAAATTCATACTCTTTAAATGACCTTGGTGTTGGCACATAATCATAGAATGAATTCTTTAGAATAAGTGTATCAGGTGATCCATCATTGAGTGAAGGATCTACTACTACTCCAGAAGAAATGTTTGCATAACCAGGGAACGCTGTAAATATTGGACTTTCACCCACATCATTTTGTATTGAGTAGAATGCTCTAATGTCATTCTGCTCATTAATAGCACCGGTCAGTAGAACTTTAATCGAAGATGCAGAACTTTGTAATGTAATTGGTTTTGAAACGTAATAGAATGCATTTGGATCGTTCTCAACACCATTTACTCTTCTATCAGTGATATAGTTTGTAACTGGTTGGTTTACTCTATTTGATGTGAAAATAATATTAGTTTTTGTCAGGTCAATGCATGGAGATAATCTTTCATCAACACTCAGTAAATTCATATTAAGAGTAAATGACTTTCTTCCTGGCAGATTAGTTAATCTTGTATCTTCGTTGACTTGAGATGCAATAATTCTTGGAGAATCAAAATAATTTGTATTATTCAATGTTATTGGTTGGAATCCCTTATCAAGATAAGGAGTTTCTGATCCATCAATACTTTGACCACTGATAGTTCTTACAGAAGATGAAATAGTCGTAAACTTAGGACTAATTGTTTGAATTGATGGCGTAATCAGTTCAAATGGAACATTATAAGTTGCAGATACATTAGAACCACCAGTTTTCTTAGACTCATTAAAGAATAGTTTTGGAAGAGAACCAGAACCAGTTCTATCAGTTGTGTTTGTTCCAGACGACATATCTGCTTTTAGATAGTAATAATCTAAACCAATCTGATCAGTAATATTTGCATCACTTAAATCATGTGTTTTGTTAATTCTAAGTAGAGATACTCCATTGAGTTCATACTTGTAAACCAGATTACCTGTAGAGTGTGTAAATGCTTTTGTTCCATTAATTTCTCTAGTAATACCAGTCAAATCATTTCCAGATACGCCAGTATATTGAATAATTTCATCTCCAATGAGAACATAACCAGGATTAGTGCTTGCGACACTTACATTTTCAAAGGTTGTGAAGTTTGTAGTGCTTGCAACAGAAATACTTGAGGTTGAAGATGCAGAATAATTCACAGATAATGTAGTTGGCAGTACATCAGATTTTGCCTCAATAATTGTTACTTTATTGACATCAGAGTGCATACCATGATTTCTCTGATTTACTTTAAAGTGCAATCCATCATAAATTTCTTCAACTGCACCAGTTATTACTACATTGCCACTATATGCACTGTTAAGAGTTGTAGTAACTCCAGAGTTGTTTATATAAGTAAGAGTATAACCTGCACCAACAACAAAGTCACCCTGAACATCATCTATGATTAGTTCATTTACTCCACTTAGACTAGATACACTCAATCTTAGATTTCTACCAACAGAAGATATACCAATAGAAGAAACTGTTAGTAAGTCACCTACAGAATAACCTGTTCCACCATTTGCAACTGTAGCAGCAACTGCGACACCACCAGATATTGTGATATTTGCAGTTCCATTTCTACCAGTTCCAGTAATATTTGATAGATTTAAATTGTTATATGTAACTGCACCAGCACTTGGAGTATAACCAATACCAGAATTAGTAATTGATAGTCCAGATATTGTTCCCGCAGTTCCAACTAGAATACCAGTTGCATTTGATTGCAATTGAATAATGGTATTACCGTTGGTGAGGTTTGGATCTTGTACTGTTGTGCCAATTCCAATTCTAATTGTCTTAGAATCTATATCAAATGGATCTTTTCTTAATACATCAATACCTGTTGTTGGTAAAGTTGGATTAAAGAACTGAACTGAACCACTTGAAGTGAAACTTGCTCTAAAGAGTTGGAACTTAAGATCCTCATACTGACTTGCATCCCAACTTGAAGCATTCTGTGATTTAAAGAGTGATCCAAGAATTGGCTGAGCAGAAACAAGAATTTGACCTGCTTCATTTGCAGCAGAAGTTACATCTGGTTCTCCCAATCTAGAAATCCAAGCAGTATATTCTGTAGAGTCGGATAGAAGAACAATCGCATATTCAGTTTGTCCATTCAAATAAATTGGTGAATCAAATTCAATTGTTGTAGGAACCGATGCATCTTCAGATACATTAACTTGATCTGGAGCGATTTCAACTTCAGAGAATGGAAGTATTTTTAAGGTTGGAAGACCAACTTTAATTTCTCTAAGTTGACAATATACTGGTAGTACTGGATCTTTAGTTCTAAAATATATGTTTAATTTAGTAACAAAAATTCCAGTGGCATCATCAACATAGAATGATTGTGCAAGTGGATCTCGTCTTTCTTGTTCTTGTACAATGTTTTCAGTTACATTTGTTATATTGGTTATATTTTCAGTTACATTCGTTACATTGGTAATGTTGTTTATAACTTGAGATTGAATCTGAGTTGAAGATGATGTAGTTGCTCCTGCATTTGCTGTTGCTACAGATGATGCAGTTAAGGTTCTGGTCTGCTCAAAATCTTCATGCTCTACCCTTGCATTTCTAAGTGAAAGTGTAACCTCTTGAGTATTATCAATATCACCTTGAGAATAGAAGATCTCTTCAGCAGATGTTGTTACAACACCACCAATTCTGGTATTAGTAGAACTATTTGTTAATCTAAAGACAGTTCTACCAGTTTCAAATGCTGGATTACCTGGAATATTACCATCAGGAACAAGATAAGAACCAATCACTGTTCCAATGTTATCAGTTACTAATCTAAGATTAGAAACTATTGCAACTGCACCACTACTCTGACCTCTCAAGATCATTCCAGTTCTTGCCCAACCCCAGAATTCAGGTTGTCTTTCATTTGATAAACTAAAAGTATCAATATTTAATATTGTACTAGTTGAAGAATAATTTGCGGGGATATTATTTCCTCTGTCGTATGGATTCTGAACATAGAAATCGGTAGGATTATCGTATGGACCATACTTATGATTTGAAACAGCAAGACGGAAAGAAATATAAGGAAGTGTGCTTTGATCAAAACCGTCAACAATCTCTGCTGTTGGCATAACACCAATAATATTCTCACCAACTTGGAAAGTTCCGGAATTCATTGCGACTTCAAGTAGTTTTGGAGTACAGAAATTGTTAACGTCAACACTATCAAAGAATCCATATACCTGAGTATTTGGTTTTAAGCGTCTACCAGTAAACTGAATGTTTCTGGAACGCATAAATTGAATAATATTTCTGCTTACAATTCTATCTCCAAGAGATTCTGTGTCAATTTGCTCTCTTACAGTATGCTGAACACCAGTTCTTGCTTGGTCTAAGTTCGTTGTTAAACTTACACTTCCTCCAATATTAATACTTGTTGTTGTTGCTACATTTTGTCTACCACCACCAGCATTAGTAGTGCTAGAGGATGAAGACATACTTGCACTTAAAGTGAGTCCAAGATCCTGACGAATATTATTGGTTTCCCAAGAATTCCAAATAATTGGACTTACACCTAGTCTTGATCCATCTGCTTGGTCGGTAACTTCCGCTCTTAATGCTTCAGCAACGCCAAGGAATGAACCTTCCATTCTAACGTCTCTGAGTTCAAGACGATTTACATCAATCCAAACATCAACAGTTGGTTCAAGTTCAATAGATCCTTCCCAAGTTTTTACGAGATAAGGAGTTACGTTTTCAATTCTTGTTGCAAAAGGTTGCTCTACCCAAAGAACATCTTCATAATCTAAACTTAGAACACTTCCTGATTTTCTGATATTAGTTCCAAGTATATTGCTCAAATAATTTTTATCTTGACTTGCATTTGTAGTTGTACCAATACCAGCAATTGCATCTGATCCAAGTTCAAGATTTAATGTAGTTGTATAGTGAGATGGTCTTAGATGTCCATTTTGTAGATCTAAACTGTTCTTTACACCTACTGTATTATCTTGAACACCTACAGATGAGAAATTATCAATTAAAAATCCTGACTTGAATCTGTTAAGTCCTACAGAATCGGAAATAAACAGGTTTGCTGTGTTATTCTCAAGAAGAGACAAACTGGTGTAATACTCAAGATTTTTGATTCTATTTTCTAATCTAAAGATATCACTCATTTGATATCTCTTATGGTCAACAAAAGTTACTTCAGCGTCCTTTACATCATAAAGATATGGTGGTAATGCAATATTTGCAATGTTTAATCCATTTGAAACTTCTTCTGGAAGTTTTGGATTATCTGCAGCTTCTCCAACTTTTAATTGGAATATTCCTTCTTTTGTTAAATAAATCCTATCAATTCTTGGTAGATAATAAGTAAATGATAGTGTTTCGGATTCATCCGACGCTAAAACATAACTTGTACTATGATTTCCTCCAGTAAATGATCTCCCATCAAATTCAAATGGTGATCTTGATCCAGAAGAAACTACAAAGTTGCTAACTCTAGGTCTGGCATCTAATATATCAGTGTTTCTAAATTCATTTACAGACTGGATTTCTGTTCCATAGTTAAATCCATCATAAGAACTTGCAGTAGTTACATCTCCAGTATCAGAGGTTTCATAATATCCTCTAGCATAAACAACTTTTATTTTTCTTGTTGGTTCTTTTATATTTTGCTTTCTTTGAATGTAACTATAATCATAATGGGTGAGAGTTTGTCCATTATAGAAATTGAAATCACCCGTAATATTTTTACTTCCTTGATTTAGTGTGAATGCAATTCCATTTACACCAGATTCCAGAAATTCAACTACTTCTCCCTCTTGGAAAACATTTTGATTTAGATATACAAAAGATATTCTGCTGCTATTTAATTGCTCAGAATAGATACCTCTTGCCCCACTGACAGTTCCTACAAACTCTTCACCTAAAATTAAATCATCAGTTTTTGCTGTAGGTCCATCTAGTGATCCTACAGTTAAATTTGGTAGAACGGGATCTGAAGTATCATTGGACTCATAAATTCCATGAATTTTGATTACATCAGGAACATTTAAAGAAATTTTTTCGTCCTGAACTCTAGCACCAAATGGATATGATCCATAAAGCAATCCATCATTTTTGGTAGTTGATCCAGTTCCAGAATAGTTATACTTTGATTTGTTTACAATTAAAGAGTCAACAAATGACTTCCTCTTAGTTTTTGAAGTAACAGATTCTTTTCTCAAGGTAGCAATGAGTTTTGCTCCAACATCATTAGAACCTAGACCATTGATGACTAATTCTGTAGAACCATTGGTAAGTTGGAATTTATCCTCTGTTAGAATTTCTAGAGTTCCATCCGATCTTGAAAGAACGTATCTTTCCTCATCAAATGGTAAAAATACTTGGTCAGTTCCAGAAGTTAATGTATTTGTAGAGTTATTGGTAATGGTAACATCAAATTCTCTTCTAATTACTAAAGAAGAATTTGATAAATCTACTGATTCAATATTTACTTTTGGAAGAGGAGCAAATAATCTCTCATTATTTTGAGTCGTCTGAGCACGAGTATAGAGAACTGAAAGATCATTTACATCAATTGTTGTACTAGAAATTCCTCCATCACAAACTCCAGTTACTGTTGTAACGCCACTGATAATGATGGAATTTGTTAGAACTTTATTAACCTTTGCAAATGATTTGACTGTTAGATTAGGTCTTGTATATTGAATTAGATTTCCTGTAGTAACAATTCCAGGAAAAGCAACTGTTGGACTTGTTACTGTTGCAACTCCGGCAGAAAAACCAGAGATAGAAGCATTGCCATTACCGATTAATGAAGAAACTGATTGTAGAGTATCAGCAGAGAAAGTTTTTGATGACCCTACATTTGCATATAGTGATTTTACTTCAGAAATTCCATAATTTGTAAAACCAATACTAACTCTAGTATCAGTTGTGCTATCAAATACTAGTTTTTCTCCATTAATAAAGTTTCCTGAAATTTGATAAACTGTTAGAGCAGTTCCAACAGATACATTGTTCTTTAAGAAGGCAGTAGCACCGCTAGAGTCGCCCCTAATATAAGTTGGAGTGCTTAGCGTGATAGGTTGGTTGAGTGTTAGATCACCATATGTTTGAACATCAAATAAAGAAATATCCCACCTATTAATATTTTGATTTTCTAGTTCATAAGAACCAGATTCTAGAGCAAAATCATAAACTCTTGCAACTCCAATTTCTTTTCCTGCAGGAGCATATGAACTTAAACCAACCCTTTCACTTCTTAAACTAATAGTTGTAGACGTATTAATGCCAATAGATGGAGCACCTGAAGATCTGTTTAAAGTTAAAGAAGAACCAAAACTAAAGTTAACTGCTTGATTCTGAATCAGATTAGTTGTTCTTGGTTTTGGTGCATCAAGTAAAACTGGAGAAATAGTTTCTACTTCATATCCTCTAATATATGCTTTACCTGGACTAATTTTATAAACCATCAGATCTTCTGATGGAGCAACACCAGAGGAAGTTTGTTGATTTTCTAAATAAATTCCATTATTTCCTTTCCCATTATTTAAACTATCTCTACAGAAAGTAGTGAATGACTTGATGTAATAGTCACCTGATTCGTCAAAGGTTCTTCTTGCAAATTCATCTGCTAAAAGATTATATTCAGTATTCTTATTAATTTTTCTAAGAACACCATCTTTTACGTTTGCAAGTTCAATGAAGTTTGGATAATCAAACGAATCTATTGGTTTTTTTGATAGTTGTGCTGTTATCTTTAATCTATCTGCTCCAGGTGCTGCAAAGTTATTAAAACCATTTGCATTATCATTTAGATTAGGATCAACGTCCGCTGATATAATTTCCTCAATAACATCAAAACCTACTCTATAACTTGGAGTATTTGTATATTGATCCAGAATCAGAGTGTCATCTGTAACATCAACTAAGTAACCTCTGATGAAATAAACACCAGCACCTAGAGCAAACGCAGAACCAATCGCAGTAGAATTAGAAGCAATCGTCCTTGCAAATCCTTCTCCTGCAGAAATAAAAGTACTACCAAAAGCAATGTTTGAATCAGTGATTAAATTTTCACCATCTTCAAAATCTCTTGTTGAAAGATTATTTTGATTTGATTGATAATAATCAATGTAAAGTGTAATATTTCCTCTTTCTGACTCTTCTGACGTAATTACTTTTCTGATAATTGCAACAACACCAGAATTTTCACCTCTAATTTGTAGACCTACTAAATTATCAAGATATAATGATACAGGAATACCTAAGAAGTTACTCTCAACTTGTACTGCATAATAATTTTGAATGTAAGTTAAGTTACCTGGAATTACTTTTGCACCTTCTTTGAAGAAGTGATTTCCAAATTGCTCAACTTGGTTTTGTAAAATTGATTGTAAAGTCGTTAGCTCTCTTGCCTGGACAGGATATCCAGGTTTAAAGAGAACTTTGTAATAGTTATTATCTTTACCACCAATTACAGGTTCATTGTAGTCGTCAAAGTATGGAGCTACGTTGAGGTTGGTTTCTTGAGACATAATTCCTTAGAATTGCAAAATAACTTTGATATCTTCTTTTTGGTTTGTTGACCGAGTAATTGATGGTCTGTTGTCAACGTAAATGATGTTTCCAGAATACTTTTGGACTTCTGGTTGAGACACACCTTTAATAAATTGTTGACCCAAGTAGTATGTCCTACTATTTATTATGGTACTAATACCTGGATTGCTTGAACTTCCAAATGTAGTTTGAATTGCAAGAGTTGCACTTCCACCTAAAATATTAAAAGATCCTCCACTACCAATGTCAGATGTAAATCTGTGCATTGTAAATCCAAAAGTCGGTGAAGGATTTTGAGTTCCATTGGTATTGAAACCACAATGGAATCTATCTTGCCAATACTTTAGAACTCCTGTACTTTGGTCATATGAAATAACTCTACCAAAAGCAGTAGATCCAACACCAATTGTTTGTGTAATTTGAGTATCAGCATTAAAGACGACAGAACTATAACCAATTCCAGTGAGTTTAAGAGCATAAACAGCACTTGCTTTATCAAGAGTTAAAATGCTATCAGAGTCATAACTTAAAGGACTTTCTACTATACCAACTCTTGCAATTTGGTTACCAGTGATAAAGTCAGGATTTTCTGAGTCATTTTCAATTCTTGAGTATAGGAGTACATTGTACGCACCTAACTCTTTATAAACATCTGCTCCATGACCACCTTGAGGTGGAATAATAACATTGAAAACTGGTGAGGTTGTTCCAGTTGGTACATTGCCTCCAACAAGATCTAAAGTTCCAAAAGTATAACCAGAACCACCATTAGAAACAGTTACACTTTCTACCTTTGAATCATTGTTAATAACGACTGTTGCTTCTGCACCAGAACCATCACCTCTAATTGGAACTCTTGTATAGGTTCTATTTGCAGTTCCTAGACCAACACCTCTGTTTGTAATCGTTACAATCTTTAGTTGTCCACTTGTTGCCGCATTATTTCTGACTGCTGCTTCTCTTGAACTGGTTTCCCAATCAGGAGGAACTGGCATATAATTTGTAGAGTCAAATTTTACAATGTCACTTGGACTGATTGTATAAAGATATTTCCAGATATATCCATCACCACTTGTTCCTGCTTCTCTTGGTTCTAGATCAGTGAAAGTTGGTTCATCAAGAGATGGTCTTCCTGATGGATTTTCTGGAGATGTTCCATTCTGAAGACAAATATAAACTCTATAGTCGCTATTAAGTACGTAATAATTCGCTGAATATAAATCTACCGCGTTTGATGGTTGTGATGGATTAGTGGCACTTATATCATGACGATACATGTCATAAGTAACACCAGAAGTCCACGTAATTTTTCTAATAACCTGTCTTACATCAGTTTTTGATATTTTTTTCAATGCAATCATCGTATCCCAATGATTATTCTCCTGATTAAAATTATCCACTGGTGATGGTGGGCTTGTATTCCAATCAGCGTTATAATCGGTAGGATTAGGAAGTCCAACAAATGAATAGTAGGAGTTACTGGTTGAAGCAACTCCTGATATAAAGTTTTTTGCATTTAATATACGAAGTTGGTCAGTAATTATTGCGGCCATTTGACGGAGTTTTTATCTATTTATTGTTGTTTTAAATATGATTTTTAATCTGGACTGAAAGTGATCCAGTATTCACAGCAGAGTTGTCACTCTCTCTGTTTATTGCAAAGTCAACGTGAGTAGTGGATCTTGCAACTCCAACATATGAAGCAAAACCTTGATCCATTGGTTGAGTCAATACAAAGTAATCATTTGCATTTGTATATGTACTTGCAAAACTTACACGATAATTGCCACTGGATTGTTGAGATACAGTAATACCAGAGGTTCCTCTCCAGGTTGGTGATCCACCTAAGACAATTTCACCATACTTATCTCCTGGTGGTTGAACATAAGATGAAAGTGTTCCAGTAGTTGGAAGAGCAGTTGCAGGTGGAGTGAAGGTTGCGTAAGTTGTAATTCCAATAGAGTTATATCTTTGTCCAGCAGTTCCAACACCAGCAGAAATTCTTACATCATCGAAAATTACATCAGCAGAACTGGTTGCATTAAAAGTTGTAACTCCAACTGTAAAGGTGGTATCACCACCAAAATGCAATCCATTACCAGTTATATCAAGAATATCATTGTCAATTACAGTGCTACTAACGGTTAAAGATTGCTCAATACCATTAACATAACAATGTATAGATCCATTACCACTCTCTCTAACAAATGCAAAGTGATTCCACTTATCAAGAATTACACTATTCCAACCAGAACCTGCTATATTGTATAATGCAGTTCCATTTTTGTAAGCTGAATTATTTTGGTTATACCAAGAAATATATTTGTTCGAAAATCCATCTTCCCACATAGCAAGAGTCCAATTTCCACTAGTACCAATACCAGTGGTTGAATTCATAGAAACCAAAGACAATGGAGATAATGGATTACTATAAACAGGATTAGAATCTACATACATCCAAAACTCAATAGTCCAGGAACCAGTAAAGTCATAATCACTTCTATAAGTATAAGAAACACCAGAACCAACAGCACCATCGTTTCTAAAGGCACCTGTTCCAATCGTAACTGCGGCACCTACAATAGTAGAACCAGAACTTACATAAACTGGTGTTGCTCCAAACTTTGCATCAGTGAAGTCAGTATCAAAAGTTGCTCTGAAAACAACATTATCCCATTCGGTATCTGCAGGAACTGAAACTGGTGTTCCACTTGAAAGAACAAACTCTCTCCAAGCACTTCCATCATAGAAGAATGGAGCACCACCAATTCGTTTGATTTCACCTACTGTTCCAGAGGTTCCTATAATTGTTGGATTGTTTTGTGCTAACTGTATTCCGCCACCAACTGTAAGAGTACTTGTTGGATTTGTGGTTCCTATACCAACCAATCCAGCAGAAGTTGTGGTAATGACTGTTCCACCAGCACCAACCTTAAATGATCCAAGTGTGCTTCCTGCTCCAATAAGAGTGCTGGCTGCTCCAACCTGCAAATCTCCACCAACGAATGCATTATTATCTGCATGGAAGTTTGTATATACTCTAACTAATCTATTCCAATAGTTTCCGCCACTATAAACTCTAAATGCATCATATGATTGATCTGGAATTGGAAAAACTCCAGGTTCTGTTGTTCTGAAAACAAAACTTGAATCTGTTCCAGATCCATCAGTTCCAGAGGTTATTTGAAAAGTAACTACATCAGAGTTACTCTGATCTATATAAGAGTTACTTCCAAATCTTAAAGTATTTGATGATGAAGTTAAATTTGCAAGAGTTAAATTATTTCTGAAAGTTGCAATACCTGAGAATAAAGAGTTGCCAACAACAGTTAGTTTTGATGTAGGAGTTACTGTACCAATAGCAACATTTGCAGTCGTGCTGATACCTGAAGAACTGCTGCCCCAGTAGTTAAGACCTCCTCCGCTGCCACCACCAGTTATAAGTGAACCACCAGCATAGAAAGCAGTTGCGCTAATAATTCCAGTATTTCCATCAAACGAAATTCCAGATCCAACTAGAATTTTATTTGCATTACCATCTAATACAATTGAAGATGAACCAACAGTTAAAATACCAGTAACTCTAGCGTTACCATTAACCCATAGTGAAGTTCCAGATGCACCAACTGACCCAACTTCTAATGCAAATCTTGGATTTGTAGTTCCAATTCCGACACTAGAAGTTGTATTAATACCTGCAGAAGATTTATTCCAAGTTGGTGTTAAATTAGTACCATCTCCAAACTGACTGTATATTTCACTAAAGTTATTATTAATTATACCACCAGCAATTCTTAAACTAGTACCAGTTCCATCGTTTGCAACAGAACCGGTGTTTATCGCTACTCTTGACATCGTAACTTACGGTTTCTTTTATTTATTATTAACTGGTGTAGTTGATGTATTTAAGAGGTGCAGTTCTATTCACAAATGCTGAAGTTGAAATGCCACCAATACCTCTTAGAGTGTATGAATTAAATGGACCATTCTCTAGAGGTTCGGAAAGTATGACTTTACCCCAACTAAAGTTTCCATAATAATTAGAAGTAGAAATTCCTAAGAATGTTCCAACACCAGTACCAATTCCAATAGAACTGAAGTCATAAACTGTAGAATCAAATGTAATTGTTGTAGAACTGAAATCAACAGTACTAATACCACTTCTTACATAAACTCTTCTTACTGCAGTTGTTCCAACTCCAATAATGTTTACCAGAACGTCTTGTGCAGAATAAACCTGATAGACATTATCTAAGAATTGAGTTCCAACACCAATAACTTGATTTGAGTTGCTAAGAGAATTGATGGATGTAAAAGCACTTCCTACATTAGAATTGTAGATAATGAAGAAGTCACCTGTAGAAATTCCACTTACAGTAATTGCAGAACCGACAAGAGTATTATCTCTTAAGAATGAATTTGTAGGAATAAACAGATCAAATATTGTTTCAAGAGTTGTTGTTCCAACCCCAACAATAACACCAGAATCGCCAGAATATACAACGGTATTAACAGTTTCTTTTACTAGTGTTGGTGGTTCAATAAGAACTGCTGGTGGATTTGTGGGTGTATATCCACTACCAACAGAAGTTACTGAGATGGAATCAACAACACCATCAACAATTGCAGATGTTGCAGTTGCTCTATAAGAAACAGCAAGTCCAACAGGATTCTCAATTGTTATTGCAGGTGCAGATGAATAACCATAACCACCCTCAGTAATATCAATAGAAGTTACTGAACCAGCAGAAGAAACAATTGCCGTTCCAGATGCTGCAACAAGAGAATCTTGTGAAATGAATGTAACTTGATTTTGGAAGGTTAGCAGTGGGCTCTCATTCTGTGCATCAAAGAATGGTTTGATATTATCAACGTAAATTGTTGTTGATCCTACACCAACAGCACTGATCAGATAAGAAGATGGATTGATGAGAGGTTCATACTGAATTCTATCCTTACCGACAATTCTTCCATTAATAATTTTATCAGAAGTTTGCTTACACCACTTAATAGGTCTTAGTAAAGTATCATCAGTAGTAATTCCAGGACCAGAGTAAGGATTTGTTTGAAGTGAATCAGTTGTATTGATGCCAGTAACGACTCTTTCTTCTTGTTGAAGTCCAAAACCTTGACCAAATCCTGGTTCATAGTTCAGAGTTAATTCGTCACCAACTTTGATTGTTTCAAGAACATCTCTAAAGACAACATCAATATCACCACTACCCTTATAAAATAGAACTTTAACTACATCACCAGATTTTGGTGCTTCACTGAACTCAACTACACTTCCACCTTCAAAATAATATGCTTCACCTGGTTTTTGTAGAATATCATTGAGGAATATTAGAAGTGTTGATTTAACATCAATATTTGAACCTTTTGCAGCACGAATAGTAACTAAACCACCACTAAGTTTGAGTGGGAACTTCTTCGTTACTCCATCAAATAATTCTTCAAAACTATCAAGAACTTCAAGTTGACCAAGAACCCAACCAGAGAAGAAATCGTTATAGGTTTTATCAATCGTAACCTGGAACTGTGAGTATGGTTTTGAAGTATCAGTAGGAATTCCTGTATTACCACCAATTTCAACAGTTAAAATTTCCCCTTGACCATATCCATATCCAGTGTTCTTAATAGTGAAATCAATTACACTTGATCCCTGTCCAACGGTAACATCAATCTTTGCTTCAGTTCCTATTCCTTGGAATGAAGAAGAGCTATAAATTAGTGGAATGTTGGTATATGAGAGTGGATCATCAAATACAACTAATGGGGGGTTTGATGAAGTATATCCAGATCCTGGATTTGTTATAGTAACTCCAATAATGTGACCATTACTTACTGATGCAGTTCCAATGAATTCAATATTTGGAGTTCCTGTGCTTGAAGTCTGAACTCCAACATTAACAACGGTTTGAATTCCTATTCTGTAACCAGAACCACTGTTACCAATGCTAATTGATGAAATAGTTCCTCCAGCAGAAACAATAGCAGTACCACCAGCAGAAACCAGTGGTTGTAGTCCAAATCCATTACTTGATCCAACAGAAACAATTATGCCACCAACAGGAATATTTGCATTATTGACATCATACCCAACAGAAGATGCAGTTCCAGTGAATCTAATGCTAGAGATACCTGCACTTTCAACTAAAGTATAATCTTCAAGTTCTGCTTGTGCTCCTTGAGGTCCTTGGAATACGCCATTGATAAGTATAACTGCATTGTTTGTAGAGAAACCTGTTATATTTTGATTGTTTGCAGTGAGAGTGAATGTCTTACCAATTCCTGTGAACTGATTTGAAATTCCATCAAAGATATAGTTTGATTCATAAGTTTCTTGTGCAGTATTGGGTACACCACTTCTCAAGAAAGTTCTACCTTGGAAAGTAGAATGAGTTGTTATTCCTGTCCAATCTCTATCATTTGGCGGATTTGTTGTAGAACCTATTGGAGTTGGACCATAAGGTGCCTCTGCAAAGTGAATTGTATTCTCAATAATATTGTAGTTACCTTCAATGATACGAATAAGATCTCCTGCAGAGTGTGTTGATAAACCAGTTCCCATCCAAGGTCTATCAACAAGAATTACATTAGTGCTTCCAATACCAACTGTATTGATTCTCATAATCTCATTATTAATTTGTATCAAATTACCACCAAAGAAAGAAGTTATTCCTGAGAAAGTAAGACGATTATCAACAGTTGAAGCATCTTTTGCTAGAGTTGTTGTTACTGAAGAACCCACAATAGGTGATTGGAAATAATTGTCAATTGCAATAATATTTTTTGCATTCTGATTAGTTGCAGTAAACGAATGAGAAGTTCCAATACCAACAGATGTAATATCAAAAATAGATGGATTTCCTCTGAGCGCATCTGCAGCACTTCCAGCCAGTTGAATGGTGCTTTCGTTTAATTTTACAACATAAACAGTTTGTGGTAACTTATCTGTAGTTCCAATACCAGTAACAACTGTTTGTGCTATACCAATTGCCTGTGTTGTTCCAGCACCAGCATAAGAATACCTAACTTCTTCACCAGTTACAAAATAGTGATCTGGTATTGTGATACTATTTGAACCAGTACTAACAATGTTAGAATCACTTCCATCAAAATATCTTAAGAAAATTGGATTCTGTCTATGAGTAAGATCAAAACTTCTTCTAACTGATCTATCAGTCCCTTCATAATTTCCAAAATTGCTAGTAATTTCTGCATTATCAAAGTTAATAGAATTTTGATTTATACCTACCTTTTCAAAACTTAGTGCATTTTGAAAAACTCTTACTTGAACATCAATACCAGGTTCTGGAGTAAATGTTAATTGTGTTCCATTTGTGCTGACAGCAGCACCAACAGATCCGAGAGAGGAATGTGTTTGAATAATTCCATATTCAGTTATTGATACATCTACACCATCATCAACTACAAGAACCTCAGACATTTGATATCTTTGATTTGTAGTGTCTTCAACGCTTACAATATAGTAAGCACAAGAATGATTATTTGGATATTCGGTAATTATATTTTCTACTGGAGAACCAGATGCAGAAATAGATGCAATTCCAGAACTTATATAACCAGTAATAAGTTCTTCTGTTCCTATTCCAACCGAAGAAGACGTGGAACTAGCAATAGAAATTGCTAGAGTATTAATAGTGACGCCAATACCAAGAGCAGAATCTGGTTTGAAATCTATTTTTACACTTGATCCATCAATATATGGAATATAAGTTCCCAGTCCAGGAATACCATAAGAATTAGTGATGGTATGATCAGTTAACTGACCATAATCAACAATATCAACATTAGTACCGTCTTGAAGAAGGTTAATTTCATCAAATTCATAATAAGAACCATCAGTAGCACCAATTTCAACTAGAACCTTTGCAGATCTGTAAGTATTGGCAATAGAAACTATATTGGATGCTGAAGAAGAACCAGTAGGAATTGTAGTTTGGCTAGATTTTAGGTTTACAATACTGCCAAGATCACTTTGACCAATTCCAACAATGTTACTCTTTAGATCATGAGAAATATATGAAATATCATAATCATTGACAGAGAACTTAATTGGATAAAAATTGAGTTGACCTAGAGAACCACTAATACTGAAGTCAAAAGATCCTAAATCTACATAAGTTTCAACTCTTCCATATTGATTCAAATAACCATTTACATTATCATGAAGAAGAGAAACAATTAAAATTTGTCTTTCAGCAGTAAATCTCTTATCTCGTACATAAGTAAAGTATTTTTTAGTTCTTGCTGACGCCAACTCAAACTGATCAATCGTGCTAAATCTTGTAGATCTAGGGTTACTATTGAATTGGTCACTTATGTCATCAATAATAAGAACTCTATTTCCTACTGATTCAAAATAATCAGTTAAAACTCTATTTTGAAGAATAATTTCATCAGAAACTAATCCTGTTCCAATTCTTGTGGTCCTTTCAGTTGCAAGATCAAATGTATAAATGCAATTCAAATCTCCACTTCCAATTACATCAACAACAACATCTGCAATACTATCTTCAGCAAAAACATTTGCAGAATTTCTATCACCATCTTGATTTTCAATCATTAAGTCAGAGAATTTCAAGAATCCTGAAGTGTGATTCAATGATTTAACAGAATCGTTCCAGGTTTCAAGAGGAACTCTGGATTTGAGAGAGTATGAGAAGTATTGGTAGTAATTATTATCTGCTATTCTCTGTACATTATTATTGAGGAATCCAGTATCATAAATCCATCCTTTATTGACTTTTGAAGTCGGACCTAATTTAATATATGAGTCAAATTCAATTTTTCTCTTGATAATACCTCTAGTATTTGAAGATTGTCCCGTTAAGATATCTCCAATAAACAAATCACTGTCAGTTGAAACTTTAAGATATTCAATTTTATTGTTCCAACTTTCTACGATACCAATTCCTGATTGAGAAATAACAGTTTCTCCAACAAAGAAATCATTCTTTTTAAGTTTTATATCAAAAACTGGAAAATCCTTGCTATTAACCACTCTACCAGTAGAAACAGTAAGATCGGGAACACCAGGAAACTCACCTGCAAATAGATAATCGGATAGATTATAAGTTATAGATCCAGTATTTCCTCCTAGAGCAGGATTTATTGCAGTAACAGTGAATAATCTATAATCGTAAGAAGATGAATTATATCCTTTTGCAGTTGAACCTACACCAACACTTGTATTTTCAATTAATACTTTATCACCAACTGAGAATGGAAATACGTCACTAAATCCTGTATTAAAACCAACAATTACATCTTTGGTTGTTGAATTGTAGGATATTGTATTGATACCTACTCCATTAGAATTGTTGATAGGAATAATTGTTGGAGTTGTATTGTACATTCCATAAGTATTCTTAACAATTCTAACTTTTGTTGCCCCAATTTCATATCTAAGATCTACATCATCAACAACTTTTTTAGTAAATCCATCAATTACAACAAGTCCAGGAGGAGTCAAGTAATTCTTACCTGCAGAAAGAATAGTAATATCAACGAATGAAGACAGTGGTTCAATCTGAAGTATCTCTGGAAGATTTAGAGATGGACTTAGTGTTAGATCAGTTGGATAATCAAATCCAATATTCTCTATTTCATTTTTAACAATATTTCCTATTGAATTACTTTGTACTTCAAAAATGGCACCAGATCCATGATTACTAATTACTGTACTAATTCCTGGAGTAAATTCATAATTGTAACCACCATTAATGATATTAACTCTAGATACTGCACCATAAGCAGTAGAAGAATTGGTTTCATAGTAAAGATTTGAAGTTGTTTGATTATATGAATCTACCTCTGGATAATCAGATAAATCAAAAGTAAATGTATTTGTTGTTCCAATACCAGTAACTCTATGAGATCCAGTATATTTGCTGGAGATCAGATTAATTTGATTATGATTATAAACTTCAGTATCTACAATTATCTCTTTCTTAACGTCTCCAATAAAATCTTCATTTACATTTTCTAATCTGTAGAAGAAATTATCAGGAACATTATCATTCAGTAATATTGAAACTCTAGCAGTTGTATCAATACCAACTCTACCACTTCTAATAACTTCAAAATTCTTAGACGTTCCAGTTCCTTCAAATTCATACTTATAATCTGCATCTTTGTAGAAATTGAGATCAAAAGCAGAATACAAAGTAGGTCCGCTCAAATAAGATAGAGAAGAATCGGAAAGATCAAATGTTACTACTTTATTTCTGTATATGTCAAGTTGAGGGTTAATTAAAGATAAAGTTCCATTAGAAGCACTGGTTATATTGACATAGTTTGGAACATTTAAATTTAGATCATAATCTGTAGAACACAGACGTACCTTATCTTTTGTATAGTATAAAATGTAATAAATTCCTTCATTGATTAAACCACCTGAAGGAGATGCTGAAGTATAAACAACTTTATCACCATTTTTGAAACCATGATTTTCTATGTAAATTGTGTCTTCACTAGTATCAACATTAATCGCCAAGAATGATTGAGGTTTAAATACAACTCTTCTACTATTGTCATTATATTTCACTACAATAGTTTCAGTGTCTTTTGGTACAGAAACCATGTCAATAGTGTCTCCAACTGAGAGACCATGTGTTGATGCTGTTGCAACTATTACAATATTTTTAGAGATTTCGCCAACAATAGATTCTTTTCTTGTAGTGAAACTATGATGATCCCCAGTACCAAAATTTTTAAAGAATAGAAGTCCAACCGAGTTTGTTGTTCCTACTCCAACAAAACCTGTGCTTCCAAGACCAATTTTAACGGTAGAAACACCTATAAAATTATTTGAAATATTTGCAACATAAAGGTCTTGTGTCTGTGGTAAAGAGAAAGAAGAAATACCATCAAATACAAGAATCTCAGATCCACCATTTGTTGAGTAACTTACTTTTTCACCAGTTCTTAATTGATGATTTGGTAGATAAATTGATTGATAAGGAACAAATACCTGAGTAACACCAACACCTGGAAGTGAAAATACCGCAATAGTCCCAACACCTACAGATGCACTAGTTCCAATACCTACAGATTCTTGAGGATTGAAATAAATCTCTCTATTTACTGAATATGCATAATCTGTTTTGAATCCAGTATTAATTCTGAACTTTCTAGGATCTTCATAAAGTGGTGTAGTTGCTGTATACGCAGAACTTACCGTTGAATCATACTCTCTTAGGACTCTAATTCTTCCAGAAGCAGAATCTACATTGAGAACTTTTACTTTTTCTTGAGTTCCAATTCCAAGAATGTCATTTTCTTTAATATAAGGAAACTCTAGAATTCCTGACAAATAGAAATAGGTAGTAAGTCCAGTTACACCAATTGTTGATATTCCCAGAGTGGTGATAAAGTTATCTGTACGAACTCCAATGTTATAAGTTCCTTCTATTTTTGAGAAGTATGTGTTTAGTCCAGATACATTTACTAGTTCAAGGTTCTTGAGTCTGTGTGGAGCGGTGGTAAATCCTATGATTTGACCTGAACCATCTAAAGTTGCAAATTCTACTGAGGAGAAAGAGGTTGTTGATGCACTTACATTAGTTACATCTTTGCTAAAAACTTTTTCTACCTTTGCTGCAGCATTTAACCCACCAGTTCCAGAATTATCAAATATTAATCTATCATTAACATTGTAGTTTGTACCACCAGTTAAAATTCCGATAGTTTCTACTTTTCCTCTTGATGCATAGTTTACGTTTATTGTTTGATTTTTAACTTTATCTGGATTGAAGATGTAATTATAAGAGCTATTTGAACTCTTCAGAGCATAGTTCAGAGTGCTTCTAAACCACTTAAAGTCGTCAAACTTATATTCATCTTGATTAGATTCTTTACTGAAATTAAAACTATTTGGTTGTGAATAAAAACTTGTTCCAATAAAATATGGATAAGATGGTCTCTTATATCCTCTAAAAGGACCATCAGTATCTACTGAACCAGAACTAATGGTTGAGAAATATGCATAAACTCCATTTGGAAAATCTGGAGTTACGCAGAATCTACCATTGTGCGGATCCAAGTCACCATTTCCCTTGAATTCATAATCTTCATTGAAGAAACCTTGTGGGAAATAAGTTAGAGAAGGTCTGTTTGCCTTAGAAACCAACTCATAACCAGATAGCATTGCTTTTGCAGTCCCACCTGTTGGAGTTGAGAATCCATATGGACCATAAATTGGATTGCCATCATATGACCAACCAATTATAGGTGAGTGATACGTTGAAGAAACTTCTTGATTATTTACTTCTCTAAGGTCTGTAATTCCATATAGAGTTAAGTCATCTATTACATTATCACCATTTTGGGATTTTGCATACAGTGATTGTCTCAGTTTTCTCGGTGCATAAAGATGGCAATATTGCAATCCATAAGAATCTCTGTCTGACAATGTAACAACACCATCATCACTCCCAAGTATATTGAAATACTTCTGGAATAGGTTGACAGTCCACTTTTGAATATTTGCAAATAATCTACAGTTTTGTCCAGCAGGAATAACATCTATTGTAGTTCCATCTTCATATCCAATTCCACCATTTATTACTTTAACTTCTACTAATTGACCATTTTCAACAATAGGTGTTAGTTTTGCATAACTACCTTTTCCATTGATTAATAAATCTGGAGGACTATTGTAACCAGAACCAGGTTTTGCAACTAATACTTCAGCAATTTTTCCTTGATTATTAACTATGGTAATTAATTCTGCGCCAGTTCCACTTCTTAAGTTAAAAATAGGTTGTCTATTGTAGTTAATAACTTCTTCAGAACCATAATTTGATCCTTTTGTTGTCAAATAGACAGAATCAATGCTTCCTCTAAAGATTGGTTGAATTTTTGCAGAAAAATCTTGACCAGAAAGAGTAGATACACCAATATTTCCGGTTATGTTTACAGTTATAGGTGTATAATTGAATGAATGTGTGCCTGAACCAGTAGAATTGAAAGTTATAAACTGTTCAGTATCAAGATAATATGCTTTTGCTGTTGTTCCAAGTCCAACAGGTGCCAATTTAAAGGAGTTTTCATCAATTTTTTTGACAATATACTGAGAAGTGGTGTTTAATCCACCAACTACAGTACCATTAGTTGAATATACTAGTTCTTCACCTGTCAAATATCCATGAGATTCAATATTAATTGTGCTTAATGCAGTGTTAATTCCAGAAACGGATACACTTCTCTGCTTATTTTGATAACCTTCACCAGCATTAGTTATGATAATATCAGAAATGATTTCTTTTCTAACTGCTGCTTTAAATCTATGAACACCTGTTCCATAATCATTAAGATTGACTGTATTGATTCCAGATATTGCTTCACTTTCTTTTTCATGAAGTTTTACATTGAATCCATCAATTATCGAAACATAATAAGACGCTTCAGTGGTTAGACCAGCAATCCCTTTTTGACCATCTGTTAGATAAATGACTCTTTCATAATCTCTAAACCTATGATAAGTAGCAAATCCAATCGTATCAGTAAATAGATTTACATTAGTTGAGGATGATTCTGCGTTGAAGAAAGAATTATGCTCAACAGAGGCCATATTGATTTCTGCTGAAGCATTTTTACCATTTCCTCCAGTAACAGTGACAAATGGTTTATTTACATAGTCAAAACCAGGATCAATTATCTGTATTCTTTGTAGAGAACCGTTTACTGCACAAATACCTGTTGCTCCAATACCTTGAGAGTCGGATATATCCAAACTAGGAGGATTTAAAACATCATATCCACTTCCTCTTGAAGATACATCTAGATTATCAATCTGACCATAGAAAATAGTTTCTGCAGACTTATAATTTAAGATTTCTACTCCATTAACAAGAATACCAATTTTTCCAGGATTTGTCTCATAATTACCACTCTTATTAACTGGATCAATTACTTTTCTTAAAATATTCTGAGGTTGCAAACTCTTATTTGCAAAATCATAGTATGATAATGTGTTTGAAGTTACTGGTCCAGAAACTGAAATGAAATTATTATCAGCAATGTTTGAAGGACTTTTTGCTAAACTGATTCTAGTAGCATCAATTCTTTTAACATAATATAAACCTTCAACTAGTTCAGGAAACTTACTAATAACTTCTACTGTCACTGGATTTAGATCATCATTTAAATCAGTGGTTACTACTTTACCTGGAGAGTAATAAACTTTATCTCCAGTATAAAATCCATGATCAAGTCCTGAAGTTATTTGCAGAACTTCACCACTAAAACTTCCCGAAAAAGTAACTTTTTTATCATATGGATTTAGAAGTTGATCATAGTAAAATGGTATAGATGGAGATGCGACCAATACTTCATCAGAGTAGTTTGTATAAACATTCTGAACGTTTGCAGTATTTACATTTAGTTGAGGATATAGAGAAGAATTTGGTTTTGTAATGTACCTACTAATGGTGTATGATAGATTAGAATTTAGTTGACCTTGACCTCTAATTGAAAACCTTTTCTCATCAAGAACATCAACTACTGTAGAATTATTTGAAACAGATGAACTATCAGTGATTT